GCGGGGGTCAAGCCGTCCATGCCCTGGTGCGACTCGTTGCCGTCGTCCCAGGCGACGTGCATGGGCCACGGGCAGGCTTCCGCGGAACGCGGGAAGCCACAGCGCGCGTGCCCGCACTCCGTACCGGGGCCACCGTCCCCGACCTGCTGTTGCCAGGTGTGCCGCTTGCAGAGGCACACGACCACGCGCCCGTGCCACGGGCCGTAGTCCGGGATATCGAGCGTTACGCGGGTACCGGGGGCAAGGGTCTCCATGCTCACGCCCTCCCCTGAATCTCGTACGCGGACAGGAGCGAGCCACGCTCGCCCGTGGTCACCCAAGAGATGACCATGGGCTTGCCCTCGCGGTCCTCCCCGCGCCACTCGTGCACGGGGAAGTGGAGGTCTTGGGCGTAGGCCAGGTCCCGGAGGTACGCCTCTCGCGTGACCTCCTTGCGCAGCCTCCAGCCCACCTCGTGGATGAGCTGGGCTGCGCCGTACTTGGCGAGATGCACCATGGTCACTCGCCCCCGTCCAGCTTGGTCAGCTTGGCCTTGAGGGACGGACGCCGGGCGTACTCCTCGCCGCACGGCTCACAGACCTTCTCGGTCACGGTCTGGCCATCCCAGCCGGGCCAGGACAGCACGTGCGTTGCGTCCGCCTGACAGCTGATCGTTTGGCAGACGTCGTCTGCAATGCGCTTGCTCATGCTCTGCACCTCTCCATGCAGTCGGACCGCGCTCCGGTCATCACTCCGGAGCGTGCGCTCTCATCCGTAAGAGCAAGGGGACGCACCCTGTGGGGTAGGTGCGTCCGATGCTCCGGCGGGTGATCAGCCGGTGTACGCGTCGTCCGCCATGGCGTGCGCCACATGCCACTGACACGCGGTGCAGTAGGGGGATGCGCTACCAGGCGCGTGGTCCTCGTAGTGCTGGTGAGGGTTGCTGGTCTGCCCTTCGCCCTCGGCAAGCGCGGTGATGCCGAAGTACATGTACGACGGGCATACGAAGACGTTCGTCTCGGTCGGGAAGTGCTGCGGACGCTCCGTCACCATGCGATACATGGGCCACCCGTCCGCAGTGCCGGACTCGGACCACTCCAGGACCTTGCCGAACTCGGCAAGCGTGTCGCCGACGCGCAAGTCCTTGATCTGTGCGCGGTATCGCGTGGGCCGCCCGCGGTGCTGGCACACATCGCGCTCCACCACGTGTGCACGGGGATGCATAGCAAACTGCGCTGCAATGCTCATGGTCTGACCTCTCCATCAACCATGCGGGGCACGGGCGGTTCATCACGCCGCCCGTGTGCTCTCACCCGTAAGAGCAGAAGGGCCCACGCGTGGGGAACGTGGGCCCGTGCTGCGTCCGGCGGATGATCAGAACTGCGGCACGTACTGACCGCCGTTGGCGGCGATCCCCTCACGTACGCGCTTGGCCGTGTCTGGCGGGTAGAAGCCGGCGGTGTCGAGCCCTACGAGGCTCCTGGACGCGCCACTGGTGAAGTAGTTCGCCAGGCACTTGGGGCACACCTGCGCGCACCACCAAAAGCCGTGCATGACGATCTCAGCGCCACACTCGGGACCAGTCTCGCCATCAGGCGAGATGATCGGACGCTTGAAGCACTTGAACGACTCGCCCGGCACGTACCGGATTTCGCTCTCAGGGAAGATCACGGTCACGCCTCCCCGTACGCGTCGTCACGCTGGCACTCGTATTCCACTCCACCGATACCCGCCGCTGTCATGTAGCCGGGCAGGCTGTCAGCGTCAGCGCAACCGGCGTCCTTGCAGTCCGAGCACAGCTCGGGCTTGGTCACGTCGCTGGACACCGTGGTGTCCACGCAGTCACGGCATGCGCAGTGCGTGTATCCGCTCATCATGATCATTCACCTCTCCATGGTGATCATGTGTGGCACCAACCGGTCATCACTCCGGTTGGCGTGCTCTGTCCCTGTAAGAGCAAGGGGACGCACGGGTCATCACTCCCGTGCGTCCGATGCTCCGGCAGGGTCAGTCCTGCGTGGCCAGCCGTTCGGCCAGCTGCTCCGGCATGCGTCGCCAGTTGCTCACGGTGGCCACGTAGCGACCCGTAACAAGCTCTCGGATGGTCAGTGGCCAGTCATCCGCCTGGCCACCCATGGTGGACCGTGCGACGAACGCACAGCCGTTCAGGGTGAACACGCGCTTACGTGCGTTCGGGTCGTACGCCTCAAGGTCACGGTGCCATGTGCCGGCCTTGATCTTGCTCTCGCTCATGATCATTCACCTCTCCATGGTGATCATGTGTGCATCCGGGTTCATCAGGCCCGGATGTGCTCTGTTCCTGTAAGAGCAAGGAAGCGCACCCCCAGGGGGGATGCGCTCAGCCAGCTCCGGCAGGGTCAGTTTTCGATGAGCGTCAGATAGGCGACGTTCACGCTGGACTCACGCCCGGTGGACTCCCACCGGACGATGACGTCCCAACCCAACGAGAAACGCACGATGACTGCCGCAGCGTCTCCGTAGTCGACATGGCGGACACGATCGCCAACCTTCAGGTTCAGCTCTTCACTCATGCTCAGCCTCTCCCCTGATCATGTGGACTCATCAAGCGGACAGGGACGCGTGAGCGTCCAACTCCCGGATGGGGTGCGTCCCTGCCCGCATGACGAGTGACGAGTGCGGAGCGGTCACCGGACGTTTCCCGGCTCATACGCCCCGTGCGGGGCGAGTGTCACGGTCTGATGCCCGTGCGCATGCGGTCAATGCCTTACCCGTCGCCGTGGCGACGGTGGTGAGCCGTTACCTCACCAACAAGCTGTTCGCGCGGGGGCGGCCGCAGCCTGCCCCGCCCGGAATGGTCACGGGCCCTGTTGCTCTCACACTCGTCTCTCGTGCGTGTGTGTTGCCGTTCACGGCTCCCAGCTGCGCCTGTCTTCCCTCCCCTACGCGACGCGCGGTTGCCGTGTCACTCAGTCGCTACTCGCTGAGTGAATCTCCCCTGGATGCCATGGACCGGGTGCAGCCCAACCTCTCAGGATCCCCGTGACCGGTGGTCACGGCTTAGCCAAGAGGCACCAGCGCGAGCGCTGGACTTTGGTGGTGCCGTTCGAAGCCAACGAACGCCCGGTGAACGGGAGTTGAAGCGGCTTCACATTCCCTCCCGGTTCCAGCGCTCGCGCACTGTCTCCGGCAGGAGCACAACAGTGCGCCTCGACCGCGCTCGCGGTCAATAGGCTCCGGAGAACTTCCTCCAAGATCTTTTGAGCACGTGCTCTGACCTGTGCTCTTGAGGGTTGCCTTACCGACATGCCCAGTTGCGAAGAGACCTGCGTGAGCATGCCCGTGCTACTGACAGGCCCCCCTCCGGACAAGGGGAGGATGTGAAGGCGAGACAAACCGATCATGCCCCTCACCTGCGGTAATGCATATATCTACGCCGGGTGATGACTGTGGCATGTGCCCGTGTGGCACGCATTCGTGCCTGTGAGGCACGGGCGGAAGGTGTGGTCGGAGGGGCCAGGTCCCCGCCGGCTCGCGCGCATGCGTATGCGCGCCTGCGCCGGCACGCGTGTACGCGCGCGTGAGCGCGCAAGAGCGGGTCCGGCGAGGGATGTTCAGCCGGACCCGCAGCAGTGCCCCACAGGGGCACAGGGAGCCGCTGAAGCGGCTCTGAAGCGGCAAGGGATGAGCGGGCATCAGCCCGCTCTCTGCGGCCGGGCCGTGAGCCCTATGGCTCACGAGGACGGCACGGTCAGGAGCGTGCGCCTCATGCGCACGCGCACAGCTGTGCACACCGGAGGTGTGCACGCATGGTGTGCACCACTGTGGTGGTGCACCAGTGTGCTCGGCGTGAGGCGATAGCCGAGCACATGCTCTGCCCTTGCTATGTGCAGGCTGGGCCTGCACATCCATGGTGAGGGGGACTGCGAGCCTGGGATTCACAGGCTCGGGGGTGGTCCCCCTCGCCTGATCGGGGGCCAAGGGGGCCTGTCTAGGCCCCAGCCATGTCCCATCTGTCCGGTTAACACCCCGTTTGACCCCGGGGTGTTAAAGATCCCTTGGCCCCCGATCCCTGGTCTCCGCCCAGGTCTCGGTGGCAAACCCCCCAGTGCTGAGCCGGCTTGTATGCCGGCTCTGCTGGGCCCTTCAGGGCCCCATGCGAAAGGGCCGCCCTGGTGGCGGCCCTCGCTTTTCCCCGGCGCCTTCAGGCGCCTGCTGCACCCCTTTAGGGGTGCTCATAGCTGGGCTGGAGAGTGCTTTTCTCTCCGGTCCAGCTCGCTGCGGTCCAGCTTACACATACCCTGCAAATCAGGATGTATGGCGCATGCATTGACTGGCCGTCAACTGTGCAGGTCAGAGCAGGTCTCGGCCCGCGAGGGCCGAAAGCCCTCGACGCTTAAGGCGCTTTGTGGCGACATATGTGATCATTTCGTTATCTGGCATGGCCGTTGGGAGCACCTTGGGTGCTCCGGCCGCTTTCGCGCGCCGGGCTATGTCCGCGGTCTTGCAGGCCGCGTGAACCCACTTCCCGAGGAAGGCGCCGATCTCGTCGCCGACCTGAATCTGATCGCTGCATACCGTGCAGCGGCTCGCACGTCGTGCCTTCATCGGCCGTTATCTTCCCGTGATCTGCCCGGCGGTCATTCCGCCGGGCCCTGAGTGCATTCCACTGCCGCTAGCAGAAATGCGCTAGCAGGACGTAGCCTCCCGCCCCGACAGGGCCCCCAAGGGGCCCGCAGACGCGGGGAGGTGGGCATGGCGCGGCTGACGGTCAACAAGGACGGCAAGCTGGCCGGCGGCTCCCCGCGGGACCGCCGCATCTCCAAGGCGTCGTCCAAGGACCGCAAGAACATCATCCTGGCGACGGTGCGCATGGGGCACACCATCGCCGAGGGCTGCCATCAGGCCGGCTGCGTGCGCAGCACGTACGACTACTACCGCAAGACCGACCCGGACTTCCGGGACCTGATCGACAAGGCTCTCCAGAGCAACCTGGAGAAGTCCCAGGGCCAGAGGCGGGAAGTCCCGGACTTCCCGGAGTTCTGCGAGCGGTACCTGAACACGCGTCTGTTCCGGCATCACCTGCAGTGGTACGACCTGCTGGAGGGCCGGGAGCCCAGGGACCTGCACCCGGCGCAGCGGTACGTCAAGGGCGACGACGACCAGATCGTCGTCAACACGCCGCCGGAACACGCGAAGTCGACGACGCTCACCGTGAACTACGTGGTGTGGCGGATCGTGCAGGACCCCAACATCCGCATCTTGCTCGTGAGCAAGACGCAGAGCATGGCCGCGAAGTTCCTCTTCTCCATCAAGCAGCGCCTGGCCGAGTCTGAGACGTACCTCGACCTGCAGCAGCACTTCGGGCCGCCCGGAGGCTTCGCCGAGGGCGCCTCCACGTGGTCCTCCACGCAGATCCGTGTGGCCGGCGCCGACTCCGGCGAGAAGGAATACACCGTGGAGGCCGTCGGCATCGGCGGCCAGATCTACGGCACGCGTACCGACCTGGTCATCATGGATGACTGCGTGGACAACACGAACCACCAGCAGTTCGAAGCGCAGATCGACTGGATCCAGAACATCGTGGGCTCGCGCGTCGCCGACGTCGGCGGGCGCATGCTGCTCATCGGCACCCGTATGGCGACGGTGGATCTGTACTCGGAGATCCTGAAGGCCCGGTACTACGGCGAGGGCAAGTCGCCATGGACGTACCTGACGCAGCCGGCCGTGCTGGAGTTCGCCGACAAGGCGGAGGACTGGGTGACGCTGTGGCCGAAGACCAACCGGCCTCCGGTCACCATCCAGGCCCGCAAGCAGGCGCAGGAGCAGGGCTGGCCGAAGGACGGCCTCTGGCCCATGTGGCACGGGGAGGCCCTGGCCCGTAAGCGGCGCAAGATGACGCCGCGGAACTGGTCCATGGTCTACATGCAGGATCAGGTGGCCGACGACGCCGTCTTCAAGCAGGCGGACGTACAGGGCTGCATAGACCGGGCCCGTTATCCGGGCCGGATGTTCGACGGCCAGCCTCAGCACCGCCGGTACGGGATGGATGGCCTCCTCACCGTGGCCGGGCTGGACCCCGCGGCGGCGGGGTGCACGGCGATGGTGGTGATGGGGCTGGACCGCCGCACCGGGGTGCGGTGGGTGCTGGATGTGGTCAACCGCCGCGG